TATAGTTTGTTTGAGTAAACCAACTACAGAATTTATCAAACAAACTATAGATAAAATAATTAAGGCAAAATAATATGGCAGATTTAACATACACAGCTACGCTTGACGATAAGATTAGTCCTGCGTTAGCTAAAATAGATAAAAATGTAAGTAAAGTAAATCAACAATTTACTAAGTTTGGACAAGCATTGGCTGCATTGGCTATTGGTTCTTTTGTTCAAAATACAATTAAATTTGCTGACAGCATGGTTGATCTTAGCAAAGCCACCAACGTTGCACTCAATGATATTGTAGGACTAAGCAAAAGTTTTGAGCTTAATGGTGGTAGCGCAGAGCAGGCAAGAGCCGGTGTCATTAAACTAAGTATGAGTGTTGCAGAGGCTGCTGAAGGTGGCAAGGCTGCACAGCTTGCGTTTCAAGCTGTTAATATATCACTAAACGATATTGCTACACTAAGCGAATCAGATATATTAGCTAAAACAATTGAGGGTCTTAGTAAGATACAAGATCCTGCACAAAGATTAAAGACAGCAACAGAGTTGTTGGGTAAAGCTGCCAAAGGAGTAGACTTTACAGGTGTCGCATCAGGCTTTAGATCAGCAAGTGAAGAAGCAATAAAATACAATAGAAGTATGCAAAGTGTTGCAGAACTTAATGACAAATTAAGTAGCGCATTTGGCAAAGTACAACTTGCTGTAGTAAAAGCATTAGAGCCAATGGCAGATGCTATCAACAAATTACCTGATGGTAAGATAGAAGAACTTATTAATAGTTTTGTAAGTCTTGCAGCCAGTTTAGCTGCCATTGCTGTAGCACTGAAAGGTCTTGAGTTTGTTGGTAAAATATTTATATTCATAGCTAGTACGGCTGCACTTGTTACCGGTGGATTTGCAAGCATAGTAACAACTGTAAAAAAGACTACAGAAACGATTGGTGCATTCATGAATGGTGCAAAACGTTTCCAAGTAGCTGGTAAATTTGCAATGGAATTAGGTGATAGATTTAAGTTCTTGATATCTGGTGCCGGAATGCTAGCTAAAGGCTTACTTGGTGTAGCAGGTGTATTGTTAACAATAAACAGTTTAGTGGAAACATTTACTGGAAGTAGCCTACTAGGATACTTAGGTAAAGCATATGATGCTACTAAAAAGTTTGTCTTCGGTGGACCAGAAGCTAGTAAAGATCCAAGAGAAGGTATGAGAGGGCGCGGAGATCCTGCAGAAATAGCAAATCGTGAAGCCGCAGCCAATGCATTAGAAAAACAAAAACAAAAGCTAAAAGAATTAAAAGCCTACTATGCAGATCAGGCCAAACAATTAGAAAGCAACACACAGCAATTTAAAAAGCAAGGTGATGCAGTTGTTACCAACCTACAAAACGAGTTAATGTTTAATAAAATTAGTGAAGATAGTGTAGAGATCATTAAAGCTATAAACGAAGCCACTACAAGAACTACAGACGAAGTTACCAAACTAAAAGATGCACGTGCGCTATTAAAGCCAGAAGAAAAAGAGTTAATAGCAATTTACGACATGCAAATTAGTAAAGTACAAGAAATAGGTAATATACAAACACAACAAACAATCGTAGCCATACAAGCATTGCAACAACAAAAAGATGCACAAGACAGATTAAATCATAGTTTAGAAACCAAAAGCAATTTAATTAGAAGTGATGAAAGTTTGTTGCAACTACAAAAACAGCTAGAAACTGTGGGCATGTTTGGCGATAAACTACAAGACAACTTAATTAAATTAGATGTAGAACGTGAGTTACGTGGCAAACTAAATGATATTGCAATTAAACAATTAGAATTAGAGAATCAAAGAGCTAAACTAGGTGAGGATAATTTTAACAGAGAAATGTCACAGCTTGAAAGCTTAAAAACTGCCGCAATGACTTATGCAGATGCAAGACTAGTAGCAGAAGAAAAGATTGTTAAAGCAACACGTAACAGTGAACGTATGGATGTAGGTGGCGCAGTCGCTAAACGTATGGAAGAATTACAGCGTAGTGTAGATCCTACTGTAATGGCAATACAAAAAATAGACAGCGTTACACAAAATATGAACAGTGCTATTGATAAGTTTGTTGATACCGGTAAGTTTAGTTTTGCTGACTTTAGCCGTAGTATCATACAAGATATAATTAAGATTGAATTGAAAGCACAAGCAACTAAACTATTCAGTAGTTTAATTAGTACAGGAGGCTCATTCTTAAGTGGTCTATTAGGCTTTGCTAACGGCGGTAATCCTCCAGTTAATAAGCCAAGTATCGTTGGTGAGAATGGTCCTGAGTTGTTTGTTCCTAAAACAGCAGGAACAGTTATACCTAATGGCGCAATGGGTGGATCACAACAAACAGTTAATAACAATACCGTTTATAACATTTCTGCTATAGATGCTAGAAGTGTTGCTGAGTTCTTTGCCGCAAATAGAAAAACTATGTTGGGTTCAATACAAATGGCTCAAAAAGAATTACCGTACGGTAATAGATAAGGAAATAACAAATGGCTGGTTTACAGACAATCGTAGATTATAGTAATGGAATGAATGTTAACCGTCGTAAGACCGTTGGCATTCAATATACACGAAACGAAATTCCACGTGTAAGTCAAACACCTACACGTAACCCATGGCACTTTACATTAGATATGCCTAGTAGTTTTCGTTACAATGAAGCACGTGCTTTGGTGGAACAATTAGATATACTAGACCGTATTACACCACAAATTATTACTTTCAGTAATCGTCCTGGTATGGAGTGGGTGTTTAAGTATCAAGGTGCAATGACTAATACGCAAATCAATAATGTATCTGTTAGTACATATGTGGGTGATCAGTTAGTATTGACTGGCTTACCTGCAGTTAGTTCAAGTACTGTATTGTTTGCACAAAACGATTTGATTCAAATTGGAACACATGCTTTCCCATTCACGAGTACAACTGTCGTTACTCGTGGATCAGGACCAACAGTCACGGTTACCACAAGTCGTCCTAACATCATTTCAGCAAACATAACAGGTGATGGTATAACTGTTGGTAATGCATGTGAATTTTATATGTTTTGCCCCAACATGCCTACGTATAAATTAATAGTAGGCGGATACGTTGGCAATGGGATTACAACAAAGAGTAATGCACTGATTGAATTTAGTGACCCATTTGAATTGTTTGAGTTCGTTGGTACAGCATAAGGAATAAATTATGGAAGTAATCCCACAAGTAGCAGGTAACAAAGCATTAGTAATCAATGCTGAGTTCGTAAAACTAACAATCTTTAATGACGTTAGCAACACTGCCAACACAACAATTTACACATTCAGTAGTTCATACAAAGACGAAACAATTGATGGACAAAACTATACACCATTAGGTGGATTACTAAGCGTTGGCGTACAGCAACGTGACATTCGTGTCACATCAGCAGATACTTCAATGTCTTTAAGTTCTATCAACGGTGACAACATCTTTGCAGTATTAGGTACAAAGATTCGTGGCAGTGAGTTGTTAATTCAACGAGGCTTTTACGATACCAATTACAATTTGACTAACGTGTATCAACGATTTAGCGGTATCGTTACTAGCTATAACATTAGCGAAGACTTGCAAAACGAAACAAATACTGATACATTTACTGTTACCATCAACGCTAGTAGTTTTAAAACTGTGTTAGAGAATCGTGTTGCTGGTAGAAAAACAAATGGGCAAAGTTGGAAAGAATTTAACCCAACAGATACATCAATGGATCAAGTGTACAGTATCGCAGGAAGAACGTTTGACTTTGGCAACAAACCTAGTACGGGTACTACTAACAGTTCAGCAGCCTCAACAGCGGCAAGCACATTGATTCAAAACAATATGGGACAACGATGATAAGACAGTTAAATAAATTTGATATCCCACAAGTCATGGAAATGCTAAGACATTATCGTGGTAGTGGAGTCATCAAAAGTGTTACTGTTGATAACGAAGAAACTGCATTGAAGATCCTTACATTCATCATCGTTGGTGGTGGATTAGGTTTAGTCAGTGAGAAAAACAACAAATTAACAGGTATGATATTAGCAATTAAAAACCCATTCTTATGGGACAACACAAAAACAATTATGAGCGAGATTGCATATTGGGTAGAACCAGAACATCGCGGCTCAACAGCAGGATATCGTTTGCTTAATGAATATGTTACGCAATGCGAAAAAATGAAAGACAATGGTAAGATTGATAGTTATACAATCAGCCAAATGGAGGGACAAGATTTGAATTACTCACGTTTTGGCTTTAAACCAATAGAACATACTTGGAGCGTTTAAGATGCCTATTTTTACAGCAGCCGCCGCGTATATTAGCACAGCAATAGCAGGAATGAGTTTCGCTACTGTAGCAAGCTTTGCCGCACGTACATTACTTACAATTGGTGTCGCCAAACTTTTAGCTAAGAGACAAGAATCAACTGCACCAACAGGCGCACAAGATAACAATGGGCGCATTCAATTAGATCCTTCAACTGCAAACAAGTTACCTATTGTTTATGGTAGTGCATTCGTTGAGGGTGCAATCACTGACGCAAAGATTAGTACTGACCAACAAACAATGTGGTATGTTATTGCATTGAGTGAAGCTGGATCAAGCACAGCAGCCATTGATTGGAACTTCAATGCAGTATACTGGAACAACAATGAACTTACATTTGATGTGACAGATACTACCAAAGTAATTAGTTGGAGCAACAATGCTGATCCAATACAGACTAGCACAAAAGTAAATGGTAAGATCAATGTTTATTTATATGCTGGTAATAGCTCTAGCCCATACAACACAGCACAAACTGCGATACAAGTATTGCAAGATGCTCAGATCCCAGTAGACCAACGTTGGACAAGCACAGACACAATGGAAGACACAATCTTTATGATTGTTAAAATGCAATTTGACCGTGATGCTGGTACAACTAACGTTGGTAACTTTAAAGTTCAATTGTCAAATGACTATATACAACCAGGCACAGTAATATACAATTACATGGTTGATACAGTTTATGGTTGTGCTATTCCTCCAGCACAAATTAATTCTACATCATTGACTGCATTAAACACATACAGTGATGAATTAGTTGATTTTACAAGTTCAGCAGTTATCGTAGGTGCTAGTAAAGCTAATCCATGTATTATCACAACTGACGTACCACACGGATTAACAAACGAATCTAAAGTAACAATCACTGGTGTAAGTGGCATGACAGAGTTGAACGGCAATACATATTATGTTCAAGTGTTTCCTAGCTATCCAACATTGTTTGCACTGTACAATGACGCGGCAAAGACAAGCCCTGTCAACAGTACTGGCTATACTACGTATATTAGTGGCGGCACGTTTACTGGTCAACAACCAAGATATCGTATTAATGGTCCACTAACTACTGGTTCTAATTGCTTAGACAACTTACAACAATTAGTTGATGCATGTGACAGTTGGTTGCAGTACAGCGAGTTAACTGGGCAATGGAAAGTTGTTATCAACAAGCCATACACTGGTGCAGAAACAAGTTTGTTCTTAATTGACGATAGCAACTTAGTTACAGGTATTGAAGTTAACCCAATTGATTTGAATCAAACATACAATAGTATTGAAGTTCAGTATCCTAACTTTAACATTAAGGATCAGTACGATTTCCCAATCATCAATCTAGTAGATTATTATCCAAACTTATTAAGTCCTAATGAAGCTTCAAACAGATTGACTATCAGTTTGCCACAAGTCAACAACAGTATTCAAAGTACATACATTGGTATCCGTCGTCTGTTACAAAGTCGTGAAGATTTGGTTATCACATTCAGCTTAGATTATTCTGGTATTCAAGTTGAAGCAGGTGATGTTATTCGTGTTAAATTTGCTCCATATGGTTGGGATGATCCTATTGATTTCCCTAATGGTAAGTTGTTCAGAGTATCACAAGTACAAGAAACAAAGAGCCAAGATGGATTCTTGGGTGTTTCTATCAGCGCATTTGAGTACAATGGAACTGTTTATTATGATGACCCATTGTTGAACTATGTGCCTGCTGATAATACAGGATTAAGTAATCCTAACATCATTAGTGCACCTGGCACTCCCGTCATCACTGATTTAAGTATTGCAGACAATACAATCGCAGGCTTTACTGTATCAACGACAGTGCCAGCTACAGGTGTTGTTTTATATATGGATTTCAATTATGGAACTAGCAGTACTGTATCTACACATAGATTGTATCGTACAACTAGTAAAGGTAATGGTACACCATATACTCCGGGCGAGACCGTAACTGTTACAGTCAATGATTTAGATGCAGGTAGCTACTATTGGTCTATCACAGCACGTAACAATAGTGGTGGCTCAAGTAGTGCCGCAAGTACAGTTAAAGTATGGGCTGGTCAGAACATTACAACTTATAATTCTACTACCCAAACGGGCGTATCTAGTGTAGGATCAACGGTGACTGTTACTAGTACTACTGGTATACGAGTTGGTGATAGCGTTGTTGTTACAGGTGGCACGGGTGATGCAGGAGCTGGAAATACTGTTGCGGCAATATTAGGACCAACGTCATTATTGTTAGCATTACCAGCATTAGTTAATCTTGCAAGCGCCGCAGTTAAATTCTTTGGTGGTGGTGCTAAATTTAGTCAGTTAGATCCATCTACTGGAGCGCAATCATCAATTGGGTTTATGGAATGGTCATCCTCAAATAGTACTGCATCACCAGTAGATTTATCAGCCGGTACATATAATCAATTTTGTTACCTAGATGGTACTAACGTAAGTAGTACATTATATTATCCATATATGCAAGGTACTTCAAGTACGGCAGATGGATATCAAGCTAATAGTACAGCACCATTCTTACCACCGCTAGCGGCTGACTTGCAAATTACTAATGGGGATGATGATTGGTGGATACTTACACAAGTTGATTGGAATTCTACTGTCACAACTGGTTCAGAGTATTTTAGATTTACATATAATTTACAATTAGTTGCTGATGCTGATACTACTATTCAATTAAATGATTTTGTTATTTTCACTGGTAGTCCAACAACATTAGATGCAGATACTGTTGGATTACAAACAATAGAATTACTTGCTAATAAACCAGTATTAATTACACAAAATTCTACTGGATCAGGTAATGATCTAATAACCGCAGGTGGAATTTTAATTAGGAACATGGTTTCTGGCACAACAGTATATTGCCCAAACCTTGAAATAGAATTCTTTAAGGCTAAGCTTTAAATAAACAATAAATAGATATAAGGAAACAACAAAATGAGTTTACTATTAAACGGCGCAAAGACAATTACCATAGCTGGTACAGAGATGAGTTGTATAGAAATATACACCGGTGAAGCATACACCTTCCCCTTTCAGTTCACTGATAGTGTAGGAAATGCAATTAACGCTACTGGTTGGACATTAGGCACAACTGCAAAGTTTTATGTTGCAGATACAGTTACATATGACGCAAGTGGTACTGAAATCAATATTGGTAATCTGTCATTAACTAGCCCACAACCAAGTACCGGTTCTGGTACATACAGTGCAAACTTAACAGCAGTATTTACAACTGCCGCAACTGGTATAGGTTATTTGTATATTCCTACTAACTTGACAGGTGGTACAGGAAGTCCTAATGCAACACCAGTAATATCATTAGCTAATAGTGCGGCAAATACAAATATTGTAGTTGTTACAATGAGTGTTACACGAACAGATGCACTAAGTAGTTTACCTAATGTAAGCAGAGAACCAATTGGAATGATCGTAAGGTACCAATAATATGAGTGATATCAATTTAGATTTTACAGTTAGTAACAACACTATTAATTTTACTGTTGAACCTAACGATATAACTTTTACGCCAACTGATATTCAATTAGCATTCTTTGGTGGTGGATTGGGTATCCCCGGTGGGAGTACCGGTCAACTACAATATAACAATGGTGGTATATTAGGTGGCGTAGCAAATACGTTATTTAATGCTGGCAATTTAACATTAGGTAACGTTGCAAATATTAAAATCACTGGTGGATCAAACACTTATGCATTGATTACAGACGGTGCTGGTAACTTAAGTTGGGGCCAAGTAGCTAATGCTAATACAGCAAACTTTGCCAATTCAGCAAACTTTGCTAATTATTCAAACTTTGCTGGTACAGCATATTCAGTAGCAGCCGCAAATATAACCGGTACTATTGCTAATGCTAACTTTGCCTCATACGCAGGTAATGTTACCGTGGCTAGCCAAAGTAATATTACATCTCTAGGTACATTGACTGCATTAACCGTAAATGGTACAAGTAATTTAAGTAACGTTGGTAATGTTAAAATCACTGGTGGAACTAATGGTTACTTCCTTCAAACTGATGGCGTAGGTAATTTAACATGGGCGGCTGGTGGTGGCTCTGGTAACGGTACTGTAGGCGGTGCAAACACACAGATTCAGTTTAATGATGCTGGTTCGTTTGGTGGTAACAGTGGATTTACGTTTGATAAAACAACTGGTAATGTTGCACTTCCTAACAATGTTTCTGTAACTAGTAAAATTACAGCAGGTTCA